GCTGAGCGCATTCATTCGCCATCTCAAAGCTGTGTGCCTGAATGCGGCAGCTGTACTTCCTGCCCTCATAGGCGTATCTAAGGATATACCATTTCATTTTTACACCTCCTTGCAAACATCTGTGATAACCGCCTCGACCAGATCGTCAAGACTGTTTTCAGCGAAAATCCTGTCCTTTGCCTTAGCTTCGGCAGCTTCCCGTGACCCAGCCGATACGCTGTACACATCATTAAATGCACCGCCCTTGAACCTGAGATGTACATATACGTTGTATGTGCTCATTACTTTACACCTGCCTTTTCCTTAGCTGCCTCGAGTAGCTTCTTGTCGATGATACGCTTGAGGCATTTTGCCATAATCTCAGGGCTTGGCTCGTTCACGAGTATGATCCTGCGCCCGCTTTCGGACATTGTTTCTCTGGTGATGGGTTTTGTAGTTTCATTCATATTTATTTCTCCTTGGCAAAATTTAGTTTTCTTTGGCGGAGTGCGAATGTACTTCGCCGCTTTTTTTGAACAGTACCTGTACCGGAACATCTGAAAAGTATTTTTCATGTATTGCAAGAGCTTCATCAAGTGTGAAGCCTGAACGTCCCGTCAGCTTTTTGCTCAGGTAGTCAGCGCTTATCCCTGCTGCTTTCGCTATGTCTTTCTTCTTTATTTGCCTGCAGGCAATTTCTACTTCCAGTGCCGGATAAGCAGGTTTAACGGTTCTGTATGGCAACTTCTCCTCATCTCCTTCCTGTCCTGAAATTAGGACAGATAATAAGTTTACTGCTCAATGATCTCCATATGGTCATAAGCATATTTGACCATATCATAAACAGTCTGAGCTTTGGTGTTGTTGGTGATCTGCATGACCTCCTCAACCATTTTTGCCGCTTCGGGGTATGTCCTCAGTTGGGCAAATTCAATAGGCGCTTCCTTTGGCGCTCTTTTGACTTTGAATTTCTCTTCCATGTTTTCAACTCCTTGACTTTGTTGTCCTTACAAAGTATAATGGTGGTAATTTACAGTAAAGGACGGTTAATAATGAAACTTGATTTTAAGTGCATTCGTGACATCATGCTCACTCTTGAAAAAGAGCTTCAGCCTGATGAAAGCGGGAATATACAGCGCATTAGTGCTGACGAGCTTTGTGAACTCATGTCAAAATACAAGTATAAGAATGGTGTTATCAAAGCCCACTTGCGCTTTTTATTCAGAAGCGGTGCATTGATTCCATCTGACAAGTATATCTGTGAGGATATAGAGGGTATTGAAGATATAGCTTATCCTGACGGATATTCATTGATTGAAAATCTTCGCACGCCTGATGCCATAGAAATTTTATACAAAGCTATGCTTTCAGGTATGCCTGAGAAGCTCTCCGATTTTTTCAATCAAATCGATCGCACAAGATCTGACCTGCTGAAACGATGATATGCCGCTTGCATTTCGGACATAGACAGTCACAATCAAAGCGGTAATCGGAAATTTTATTTCCGCAGCTGCACATGATAGGCTTTTTGATGCTATCATCACAGAACATAATGCCTTGAATGTTAAGCTCAGGTCTATCATACGTAAGCTTTAGCTCTCGGTGATATGGTGTTATCACTGCTTCCACTTTCTTTAAATATGGCGCTATGTCCTTTCCGTCAGCGGTGTACTTTTTGTTCACCGTGTCGATTACTATGCTTTTTTCTTTCACATTCTCACTTCCTTTCATTTTTGTCTGTCCTGATTTCGGGACAGATAATGTGCTATACTGAAAATGGCATTATGCCGACCGAGCAAAAAGCTGCTCAAACTGACAGTTGGGGAAGAACTCATTTTTTATTGTGAAAGCTTCCTCTACGGTAAACGAGCTTTTACCTGTGATCTTTGCTCTGAGGGTATCCCGTGTTATCCCGAGCCTCTTTGCAATGTCAACATAGTTAATATGCGCCTTTGCGATCTCGCCTATAAGATTGCTGTATTCCATGTGCTTTTCTCCTTTCATTTGAATAGCTCTATTATGCAAACGCATAATTTATGATTTAATTATATTATTCAACTGCATAAAAGTCAATAGTTTTTCTGTGATTTATTACGCATTTGAATAACTTTGTCGCTATGCACAAAAAATTATGCAGTTCTTTGTTTGTGGCAATGAAATTATACGCATTTGCATAAATTTGTTGACTTTTGTTTTCTTTGGTGATATACTTATGATAATTTAATAGGAGGCGTCAATTATGGCAATCGGAGCAAAGCTAAAACAAATACTGGAGGACAGAGGGCTGAAAGCAACAGACATAGCTGCGCAAACAGGACTGTCCGCTCAGACTATATACAGTCTGATCTCACGTGACAGCAACAAGGCGAGTATAGATAATCTTATAAAGATTTGCGGTGCTCTTGGAATTACAGTTGAAGAGCTAAATCAGTATGATCTGAAAACTAAAAGCAATGCTTTACTCAAAATATCAGTTACTGAACACGAGAATAAAGTAATTACAGCCTACCGTGATAAGCCTGAAATGCAGGGAGCTGTTGATAAGCTCCTTGAAATAGAGCCTGCACGCAGAAAAATTGATATATCCGCTTACAAGCAGAATATAGCTGCGGGAACGGGAGAAGAAGGATTTACACCTGAGAAATTCAAGGAGGTTGACGACTTTGCAAGACAAATCGCAGAACTCGAAGCCAATGAATCTGATTGATCTCTACCAGTTTGCAAAGGATAATGACATAAAGGTGGTAGAAACTATCTGCCCACAATGCAAAGCAATTTCCATGCTGTCACCGCAGGGAGAGTGCTACATAGGTATTGATTCAAAGTCAATGAACAGTGAGCGAGAGGAAAAGCAGTATCTTGCTCACGATATAGGGCATTGCATGAAGGGTGCATTTTATAACCCATATTCACCTTTTGACATTATTGAGAAGCAGGAGCATCGTGCAAATGCCGAAGCGATACATTACCTTATTCCCAAGCAGAAATTGATAAAAGCAATGAAAAGCGGTGAGACTGAGGTATGGCAGCTTTGTGAATACTTTGACGTCGATGTAAAGTATATAAAGCTTGCTTTTTGGGAGTATTTTGATAAAATAATTTAAACTTTTAAGTAAGGACGTGACATTATGAGATATTTTAATACTAAGTCTGTAATAGCCGGGACACTTTCGGTTATATGTGTGTTGTCGTTTTCTTCATGCGGTTCCTCCAGTTCTTCGCAGAACAGCAGTGAAGTCACAACAACATCTGCTGCTACGACTGTAACAACCGTGGCAAGAATCGATGAACCTGACGGTAATGACGAGCCCTCAAAGTGGGCTGAGTATATTTCAGATTCTTATGTAAAAATAATCGACTACACTCAAACTGCATCTGAAAAAGAAGGAAAATACAATATAACCATATGCGCCTCTGCGGATCTGGCGACAAATCCCGAGCTTACAGTTAAAAATTTATTTAAGCAGTCCAAGCTTATTTTCAGGCAGTTTAAAAAGTGCGGGGCACTTGATGTGCTTTCTGTAAGCTTTGCTGATGAGAAGGATAACGACAAGCCTTATATGAGCTACGATATAAGCAGTGACACATTGAATGAGCAGGATTTTGATGACAGTAACTGGGACGAGTACTCTATTCCTAAAATTACAGAAAACTTCACGGCTGACGATACATTAGAAGACTATGTAAAATCCGAATCCGAACGGAAGGCAGATGATCTGGCTGATAGTTTCACGGATTATCTGTCAACCTTTTATCAAAGTGTTGAAGTGTCATATGATTATGATAAGGACTATTTTACAGCTTCCGCATTGGTTAAAAATGGAAACGAACTTTTGAATTCAGCAAATTCAGTTGATTGGAGCAACTTTGTTGACGGGGTTGTGCAAAAATATGAATCAATGCGTGATACTGTGCAGGCAAAGGGTCTGAACAGTAAACTAAAGATCTCATTGTACAGTGATTACGATAACAGCGAAATGGTCACGGTAAAAGGAAATATAATTACATATAACGCACGCAAAGATGAATACACCAGTTATCTCCCTCAAAACAATTCAGCTAAGCCTGCTTCAAGCTCTGAAAGTTCAGTTTCCACAGGCAAGAAGAATGCACTTAGAAAAGCTAATGAGTATTTGGATTATATGGCATTTTCTTACAGTGGATTGATAGATCAACTGAAGTACGAGGGCTTCTCCGAGAGTGAGGCTGAATACGGTGCTGACAACTGCGGTGCGGACTGGAATGAGCAGGCAGAGAAGAAAGCTAAGGAATATCTTGATTTTATGGCTTTTTCTTATGACGGACTGGTTGAGCAGCTGGAATATGAAGGATTTACACACAGCCAAGCTGTACATGGAGCTGATTCTGTTTATTGAGAGAAAAGCTAAATAAAATGTAGAGGACATGATTTTATGGGATTATTTTCATTTGGAGCACCAAAAATTAGCCAAGCAGAATTGCAAGAACTTAAAGGTCTAATGAAGCAGGTGCAAGAGACAACCAAACTTATAAATACTACAACTAACCCAGAAGTATATTTTGGAAGACTTCATTTTTTGTTCGATTTGTTTTTGAAATTAAAGAGATTTGAGAAATATAATGTATTCACGGGTTCTACACCAACAAAAGATTATAATAAGTTGTCACGAGAGATGGAAAAATCGGTAAATGATTTTATTACAAGAACGTATCAAAAGCAAATTGACAAAATGAGTACGTTAAAATCTGATAAGGCAAAGGAAAACAGCTTTAATAAATATGCAGAGAAGATGCGGACGGCATTTAAAAGCGCTGACACTTATTGGAGCGGAAATTTAAGTAGTCCACATTATACTGGAAAACTTTACACGTCTGCTAACCTTAGTTATCTGGAAAGCCTTCTGAACAAATAACCAACTGATAAAAAAATCCCCGCTCGATGCGCCAACACCGAACGGGGAAGAAGCTGTGATACAATCACAACCTTAGACAAGCTTATTGTATCATAGCTCCCTGAAAATGTCAAGGAGTGATTTAAATTTGAAAACCGCCGTAATATACGCCCGGTATTCGTCCGACAAGCAAACGGAGCAGTCCATCGAGGGACAGCTTTACGACTGCTACAACTACGCCAAGTCAAACAATATCACGGTAATAGGCGAGTACATCGACCGAGCTATGACGGGCAGAAATGATGACCGTCCCGACTTTCAGCGTATGATTGCAGACAGTGCAAAGCATACCTTTGAGCTTGTGCTTGTGTGGAAGCTTGACCGCTTCGCCCGCTCCACCGAAGATGCTGCCTACAACCGAGGAAAGCTCAAACGCAACGGTGTGCGCCTGCTCTCAATCAAAGAAGACTTCGGAGACAGCTCCGCAGGCGACCTGATGATGCACGTCATGGAGAGCTTCGGGGACGATGCCAGCGGTCAGATGATGACCCACATCATCGAAGCAATAAACGAATACTACAGCGCCGATCTTCGGGAAAAGACTATCCGAGGAATGAGGCAGTCCGCCATGAAGGCTCAGACCACGGGGCATATCCCGCTGGGTTACAAGGTCGTTGACAAGAAACTGGTCATTGATGATGAGACCCGAATTATACCCGAAACTGTGTTCCGAATGTACGCAGAGGGGGAGAGGCTCACTGACATAGCCGATCATCTGAACGCCCAGGGCTATCGCAACCGCCGAGGCAGGCCGTTCACCACAAACAGTTTTTACAATATGCTGGCTAATGAAAAATACATAGGCATTTACAAATACGACGATATAGTGATCGAGGGAGGAATACCGCAGATGATACCCAATGACGTTTTTGAAGCCGTAAGAGAGAAGCTGATTATAAACCGCAAGAGAGCCGCCAAGAACACCGCCAAAGCCGACTATTATTTGTCGGGTAAATTATACTGCGGTCACTGCGGAGAGCCTATGAGCGGGCTGTCAGGCACAGGACGCAACGGGG